TCCAGAGAGGAGTCTGCAGAATAGAATTTACGATAATCATTACCTGAAGCTTTAGCTGCCATCCATTCCTCTGTTGTTAGAAAGTCAGCATTTGTAATCTTTTCATTATATCCATTGTGTGTTGGAATTAAGTATGGGCATATAACAGTTTGTTCTGTTTGAACGCCTGCAACTGAAGATAAGTTCAAATCTGCAACTGAACCAGTTACATAAGCATGAAGTTCAACAGGAACTACATCATAATAGTAATAATATGTTAAAGCCCCATTTACAGCAGTAATTTGAATACGTCTGTATGGTGAAGTAATATCAGGCGGCAATACTACAATATTTGTAATTGTACCATAACCCGCAGGGTTACCTGAAAATCTTGCAGCATTTCTTGAACTTTCTAAACAAGAAGTCCCAATTCTTTCATCATTGCTATAAACATAAAAGTCATTTGCGTCTTCAGTACTTGGTTCTGCTTTTTGAGCATCACCAGGTTTTACTTCCCATAATAAATATTCTGGAGCTTCATGACCTATATGACTTAATCGTTTTAATTTGTAATATGACCTAATAGATATTGAGCTTCTTAAAATATAATCATCATGTCTATTTCTTATATAAACATCTCCTGCAGGAACATATAAAACATCATCAAGGCCTTTATCAACAACTACAAAAGAATGACCTTGTACTATAGGTTTAAGTATAGTAACTTCAGCAGTACTGTTAGAGCCTTGTCCAGAGATTTCGTAATCTTCACCGGCAACAAGCTGTGTTACATTACCTTCTGAGTCAACTTCATTTACTATAACATTGTTGATATTACTAAAAGTTAACTTATTTAATGCTTGAATAGCTCCGGCATACTCATTTGTGTGAATATCAACAGTATAGTCTTGCTCAATATTTCTTAAGAATGTAATAGTAGCTTTGGCTTCAGTTAAGCTACCTGTGATTGTGAAGTCAGTACCTCTTGTTAATACTGTCTCTGATGTATCTGGCGCAATTAAAGTAACTACAAGGTCTACATCATCAGTCAATAATAAACCTGGAATATTTTGAGCAGCATCTCTTAAGATTGGCCCTTCTAATTGATAATCAAACTCAACTGCAGGAATAGGCCCTTCAAAAGCTTGCTCAGTCCTTGTATAAAATCTTGTAGGCTCTGATTTTGTTTTAGAGTACCAAATACGTGAATAATTATATGAGTCATATCTATAATACTTAGTTTTAACATCTGTTAGAGCTCTTTTATTTTTCATAAATTTATTATGAAATTCTGCCCAACAGCTATCTTCTGAAGTAATTACTGAGCCATCAGCCAGATGTAAATCTGTATTAGATTGTGGTACTGAACTTGTAAGAATTGTTGCAATCTCTTTTGAGTTCAATTTATGCTTCTCAGCTTCATCAACCCGTTCAATTGCAGCTTCAGATTTTGCAATTGCGGCAGCTGCAGCTGCGTCAACTTGCTCTTTAGTTACATTCAATCCATTAACAATTTTTTGTGCATTATCTTTTGATTGCTCTGCAGCTTCTGCTGCTGCTTCTGCAATACGTATATAACTTTGAATTTCAACTATTGCTTGGTCTGGGTCAAGGTCTGATAATTCTAACCCATTACCTGCTGCATTGATTTTAATTGCTTTGCCTGGAACTACTACTGACAAAGTACCATCAAATGGACTATCAATTGAAACTTGCATAGAACGCGCTACACGTTCATATAACATTTGACATATATAAGTTAATTTATCAAGTACAAACTCATTTGTAGACGCTGGGAAGTTACCACCTTCTTCAGGACTTATATTCTGAGTAATTGGTACATCTAAATAAGCAGCAAGAACTTGACCAGCTTCTACTGCTCTGTTTAAAGTAATTGTACGAGTTAGCGTATTTGCGCCTTCAATCGTATAGTCTGTACCATATTCCCAAATTTCATCAATACCTCGTATTTTTAAAGATACGTGAGAATTATCAATAAACGTAAAATCTGTAATTGGAATAACGGCCCCTACATTGATAGGACCGTCATAATATTGAACTGAGGTTTGTGCTTGAACTGTCATTTATTATTCCTCTGTTGCTACTTGTAGCGCAATCTCTTCATTTGGCTTTTGTATCATAAGTTTAGCGTCATTAAATTCGCTTCTTAAATACAAATCTTGCTCGCCAATTATCAATTCAATTTCTTTAAAGCTTTCTAATCTTTTATAAAATGTTTTTTTAGTTGGAACTTCTTTATTTTCTGTATAATAAATTGCCTTATTTGCATCAGCATTATATAACACAATTTTCTCTCCAGGGTGAACTGTTATAAGTTTATCTAATGTTGTCCAATCAGTTCCAATTTTTGTATCAAGTAATTTCATATTAAATTCTCCTTATAATATTATACAATATACCAGCGAACTTAGTGAGCTATTTCACGAATAACCCCTCATTAAACCAATATTCTTGGCCCGTCTTATTATGTAAATTTCGTTCAAGCCTTTGTAAATATCCTGGGTTTGCCCACTCATAAACATTGTTCATAATTAAATAGTCAAGCGGAATTTTTGCATAAAATATATTCTGACCTGGTAACCAATTTCTAAATCTACGTAAAGCTTCAGCTGCAGCGTCATCGCCATTCATAGCCTTTAAATATACACTATAAACATCATTTACTTTACCAAATGTAGGCCCTTCCAGAGCAGCCAAGAGGTCGACGTTTCCTTGAGCTTCTCCAAACAATACATCACCAATAATTCCTAATGCACCACCTTGGCATAATGCTCTGAAGAAAGTTTTCCTATTCATTTCAGGTGGTGTTCTACCTTTAACTGCTTCCTTACAACAAACAGATAAATAACCTAATAATGTAGTAGTCATTAGTAAATGACTTAAGCCGAGCACCGCTTGGCCCTTGCTTGCATTTGCTAGCCATGGTGTAACTGTTCTAGTAATAACTGAAATTGCAAAAGACTTAAATTGTCCAAAGCTTCTAAAAATTTCTCCTGGAATTGTACCTGCTTGAGTGCCTTGAGTTGTCCATACTTTTGCAATCATATCAGGTTCAACTACTGCAGCATTTATTCTGTCCCACATAAAACCGTGCAGCCTTGTTTGTAAATCAAGCTTACAATCTTTAATGCGGTCTGCATAGCCTGTAGCTGACTTATCAATATTCAAATATTTTGCAATAACATCGTCTGGAATATCCATAATATGTTTTATATCAATAAAAGTTCTCTTACCTTCTTTTACAAGAGGCATAGATTTTAATACATCTAATTCTTTTGAACCTAAGCCATAAGCTTCTAATGCTTTTCGCATACCTTGATTAAAGCCCTTAAAATCAGGATGTCCAGAGAAGAACATACCAAGCTCGTGGTTCAGTGATAGTGCCATTGATTTTTTCAATGAAGTCGTCCACCAATCTAAACCGATTGCTCTAAAGTATTTATTTTGCATTTTAGCTAATAGCCCAGAACCTGCGCTACCTTGACTTAAGGCATCATGTAAATTAGCTGATAAGTTTTCTGCGAGCAGCCCTAAATCATTAAATAAAGCACGTTCGCCTGGTGTTAGCCCTCTACGAGTAACATCTGTAATCATTCTTATCATATTAACAAAAGCTCGCTGTTGAGATATCCCTAAATACATTGCTTGTGATAGCTGTGCACCAATATCTGAAAATGATGAAATTGTTGCCATTCCTAAACTTGACATTGAGTTTAAAGTTCTGAATGTTTGCATAACTTTTGCCATAGTTTCAGATACTGGTATATTTGTTTTCCCAGTTAAAACATCAAAATATGCACTAAGATTTCCACTCCAATGTCTTTTACTATCTCCTAATCTAAATTGTTTCATTGCTTTAACATTGCCTGAATTACGTACTTTTATTTTGAAGTATTCATGTAAATCATTAATAGTCTTCTCAGGGTTAGTTCCTAATTTCTCAATCAGAGCTGAATTTCTTGCAAGTCTACGTAGGCCTTCAATATAGCCTGTAGCTAAATTCGTAAATGTTCCATATTTTTGATTATACTCAAAAGATGCGTTAGCGTCTGCAAAGATTAAAGTTCTTGAATTACTTACACGGTCTGCTCTATTGCCACTTGTTGCTATGCCTACACCTGACTCATAATCTAAGTGAGTACCTGATACTAAACTAGTATATATTTCTCTAAGCATATTCTTGTGAGCTGCTTCACCTTTTAAGCCTTTAAAAGTTTTTGCATGATTTAGTCTTGGATAAATAAACTGAAACCATTGCTCAAAGCCGTCTTCAAAACGATTTTGTCCATTTTTTACTTTAGGCAATAATTTGCTTGGGTCGTGTGTCTGCGCTATGGTATACCCTTGTAATTTTTCAATATTTGCACCTTGTCTGTTTGCTTCAACACGCGCTGCCTCTTGATGCCTTTCAAGAATTTCTGCGGCTTGCCTAGCTAAGTCATCTCCAGTGATACCTGGTTTACCGCCCTCTCTAATTTCACCAAGCTCTAACCAAATATTACGAGAATTAGCTTCATTAAAAAAATACTTAGATAAATTTGCCCTATCTATATCATCTAAAAATGAGCTTATTGCACGCGATGTTTTAATATCCATGTGCAAAGCTACGGACATTTGAGAGCCTTTATGCCATTTGTATGCTGAACCTCCCATAAGATGTTTCAAAGCATCCAAATATTCCTCTGGCTTATAATTTGGTACACCGTTCTCATCTACTGCTTCTATAGAACGTATTATCTGCATAGTTTTCAATGTATTAAAAGCTGAATTACGCTTTGCAAGCAATGCTGCAGTAACTCTTTCATTACCCATTTCTTTTGCAACTTCAGCCTCAATATCTGCTTGGCTTCGTAATGTTTCTTTTGCCATCATTTCTTTTACACGAGCTTCATGCTCCTGCATAAAATCAACAATTTGTTCAGGCGACAAATACTTACTTGCCACATCTTTAAAAGCTAAATAACACATATTTTTAGACATTGGCATTATAATATCTCTCCTCTCCTACATGCTGCATAAGCCTCTGCATCTTGTTGTAATTGTCGCATATTTTCAATCTCAATATCTGCTTGAGCCATTTCAGGTGTTTTACCATCTTTATCTATGCCAAAGAAGTCAAGCTCTTCTTTACTAAAATCTTTTGCTAAAATTTTAATTGTCTCTGAATACATTTCAGCTTCTTCTTCAAGCTTACTCATTCTCGCTTCATCAGCAAATGGCTCTTCAGCAAATATCATATCGTCCAGGATAGAGTCTGATGTATCCCATGAATGGTTTTTACCCTCTGCAATTTGTTTCTCAACCAACGCTTTAACGTCTTCAAAAGTTCTTGGGTCTGAGTCTAAAACTTCGCGCATACGGTTTAAAAGCTCTATATTATCTGCTTCAGCTTTCCATGTTTCTATGTCTTTGCCGCGAATTAAATCGTCTAAATCGCGCTGAGACAGCTTTATTGAACTTTCTAATTCAGCTTTTTTCTTAAGTAAAATATCGGCGTTAGTATTTTCTTCGCGCGTAACTAGCTGATTTTTTAGTTCATCAAGTTCACGTTGTTGATTTTGCAAGAATGTTGTCAATTCTTTATGTCTCTCTAATATAGAATATCTATCAAACATTCGTTCGTTTAAAGAAGCTCTATAATCTTCAAATGTTATGCCTTTACGTGGATTAGTATTAAAAGCTTCTTTTAACATTACCATAGCGTCAAGGGCTTCAGCGCCAGCTTCGGCAAGTTCATCTAAAGCCTCTTCAGACACATTATTTAACAAAGCCTGCATATTACGTGATTTTTCAACTTGTTTTAATAGCTTAGTAAAATCTGTAAAATTATTTGTACGGCCTGCTAAAAAGTCTTCAAAAGACATTCCTTTGCGTAAAGCCTTACTTTGAACATTATTAAGCCATTTTGCAAAAGCTTTACCATTGCCAATAAACCCCGCACCATCAATAGCTCTAAACATTCTTTCAATAGCATCATCGACTCTATACCCCTTAAATATTGAGTCATTGTCTAAAAGTGCGCCTATTTGTTGACGCAAGTCTCGTATAGCTGTATCAACATCTTTACCGTAGCCTGATAATCTAGATAGTGGTCCAGTTTCTTTTAATTTAACCACTACACCACCAGCTACATTTTGAACATCAACATGGTTAGTACCTAAATTAACTAAATCATCAAAAGCCATTGAAGTTATAGTATGTTTCTTTTTATTATATTCTATTAAGTTATCTAAAGCTCTATTATTACCTAATTCAATAGCACTTGCAACATTGCTATTAAATAACTCACCTGCAGCTAAACCTCTAACACCCTCTATTAAAGCTCCCATGCCTGCATTAAATGCACCACCTGCGGCTAAATTAAACATTGAGTCAGCCATAGTATAATCTCTTTGGTCAATACTTGCAGCATACAATGGCAAAGGCTCTACTAAAGAATTCATTATAACGCCATCAGCACCACGTACTAAAGTTCTACCTATAAACCCTGTAGCTTCGAGGCCTTTTAAAGCAGGAATAAGCTTAGATACAGGTATAAACATTGTTGCTATGTTTATTGGGTCAGCTAAAGAACCAACCATGCTACCTGTTAAAGAAGCTACACCACTCATAAAAGTACCTTCACTACGAGATAACCGCTCACGGGCTGCCATCTCTTTTATCTTTTGAGCTACTATAACTTCAGCCTCTTGTTTTCTAATTGGATTATTAAAATGTACGCCATATTGAGCATACTTTGCATTAGCTTCCTCTGCAGTAAGCATTTCATTATCTTCAACTTCTGCGCGGGCTTTATTTATAGCATTTATTCGGTGAACTGAACCAACAGTCGTATCTTCAAACATGTGTTTTACAGCCTCTGTAAAAATCACTTTATTTGAATATGGCTGATGTGTAGCTTGGTGCTGCTCTATAAATAAATTTGTGTTATCTCCATCAGAGTATGGAGTTTGTATAGCCCCCTGTTCAGGATTTACCAGGGAGTTAAGTTGCTCTGATTTTTCTTGTTGTAACACTGTATTAAAATCTGGCATTAATTACCTCCAAGATAATACCGCTGTTGCTGCTCATGAATTTTCTTAGCAGCCGCTGTGGCTTCTTTTTCTGTACTATAAATACCTAAATGCTTCTTTTTCTTTCTCCAATAAGCTATAGCAGTATCTTTATCCATTATAACGCCTTCATCGCTTACTAATGGAATTAAAATATATTTAGTTTTCCCATCAATAGTTGCAGTATAGCTTATCGATTTTACAGTACTTATAGAGCCATCTGCATTAGTAACTTGCGGCCTATTAAATAAATCTATATTGCCTTTATAATCAAACCCATATACATCGGCTGCATATCCTGTTGTAGTTTCTTTTCTTTTTCTTCTTGATATTTCCTTACCTTCAGCATTATAATAAACATCAAAATACTCAGTAGGTACTCCATTTTTAAATTTAGTCTCTAATTTATGAAATTTAGTGTAATCTGATTTACCAAGCCATGGGTATTTATTAGTAAGTAAATGTTCTATAGCTGCAGTTTTTGCTGCCTTTTTTGAGTTTACATATCCTTCCTGAATTGCCGTATGTCTACCTGCGCCTGGAATTTTATAGCCACTATATCCACTACCTACTGGTGCTTTCCATTTAAGTATCATTGCCTCTGCTTGCTTATTAATCTCTACTAAATCACGCAATTGCATTTTAGCTTTTGTGCCATCAGTAAGTCGCATAATATTGCCTGAGTACGGTGTTTGTTTAGTATCGCCAAAAGCAAATGAGACACTCATACCATCCATACTACTATATAATTTAGCTGACCTAACATTTGCAGCATGGTTAAGTTTATTTCTTTTATTCATAGCCATTTGTAAAGCTGGGTCAATCTTTTCTGAATTGCTACGAAGTGCTTGTTGGTCAAATGCTCCAATTTTATCTGGGTTAATACCTAAAGCGTTTACTACATCAAGAACTTCTTTTATTTGGTTTGCTTCATTGCCACTAAAAGCTTTACTAGAGACTTCTATTGAAGTAGCTCCCCAATAAGGGTTTCTAATAGAGACCTGATTAAAGTTGTTTCCAATAAAATCTTGAGCCATATCTTTTATAATTACTTTTGGGTCACCAGCACTACCCTTTTGATACGCCCTATATGCATATAAAGCTGTCATAGCATTTATAAATCTTGAAGATGCTCCTGGATTAGTTTTATCTAAATTTGTTAAATATCCACTAATTACTGCATTCTTTCTAAGCTCGCCTTGTATATAAGCTTCCCAATTAGATTGTTTGCCAAACACTTTACTTGTGCCTGAATTTTTTTCTTGTTGGATAAACGCCTTCACATTATCCCAATTTGAAATTGCATTCTGTATGTCAGCCTTACCCTTATCAGAAGCCATTAAAACATATTGAAATAACCCAGCCTTATTTGGGTCGTCCATATGCTTAGCAATTGCAGTTATATCAGACATTGAATACTTACTAGCTAAAGCTACAAATTGCTCACCAGTTGCACGAGTCAGTTTTGCTGCTTCTACTTTAGCTTGATTATCAGTCATTGTACGAACTTCATTTGGAGCTATGCCATATACACTCGCTTGAATTGCAGCATTAGCTATCGGGTCAGTAACATTATAATTTTGTTCAATAAAAGCTGCCGGGTCTTTTTCAAATTGTTCTTGTGCCTTAGGTAACTCTTTTTCTAAATAGCTGATGGCTTTTAGCTTACGTACCTTTTCTCTATCAGATAATGATTTATCTGCTAATACAGAGTTTCTAAAAGCAACTACTTGTTTTGTATATGTAGCAGGGTCAGCCGCGCGTCCAGAGGATGTGCCTTTACCTGTGATAATTGCCTGTTTCATATTATAAGCATAACGCTTAGCTTCAATTTCATCTTCTTTTTCTAAAGCTTTACCATAAGCTTCTCTATCAGATTTTCCTTGAGCTTTATAATAATCAAACCACTTACCACTTAATTGATTTGAAAAGCTATATGTCTTGCCTGTACCTGAAGCTGTCTTAGTATAATCAGCTTTTGGGTTAATACCAAAATGAATATGTTGGCGATTTTCTTTTAAAGCTGCAGCGCCATACGTTGCAGATTGCTTCCAATTTACATAATCTAAAGGTATGTTCATTTTAGTTAATTCTTGTTTAATATAAGGAAGTTTCGCAGGGTCTACTTCAAATAAAGTACCACCCTTTCTCATATTATTTCCGTATAATTTGACTGCCTCTGCATAGGCTTTAATAGAGCCGTCAAGTGACCAAACTTTTTTGCCATTAACTTTTTTAAAAATTTGAATATCTACAGCTGAACCATCTTTGTGTTTTGAGTCTGTGTCATCTAGGCGTACATTTGAAGTTAACCAAGTCTCAAACCCATGCATTGCTCCTGCTAAACCATTTGCAAAAGTCTTAGCTTCTTTAGTAACATAACGACCTTTAGATTTAGTTATATTAGCTATATGAGCCTCACCCATACTAACTGGTTGATTTACAGAACCTGAACTACGAGTACAAGCTCCTGCATATTTAGGGTCGTAAGTCCCATCAGTCTCAGCACGTAACTCCATAGCGTCTTGTGCAGTATTCAAATCATATTCAGACATTGCATTTGCGGCATACATCGCTTTAAGAGCTTCTTTTTCTTGCTTACTAATAGTTTCATCGAGAAGCTTCCATAATTGCATACGAGTAGGATAGTCTAATTGCTCAGAAATATTTATCCAATTAGCACCATACTCAGACTTACGATACTCATCTTGAAGGTCTTGGTTTGCCCAAAAATCTTCCATAGTAAAACCTTTGCCTTCAGCTTCTTTAGCTTCTTTAAATTTATCAAAGCTATTACCTAAAAGCATATCGCGAATAGCGTACGGGTCTTTATCCATTATACCATAAGCATAAGATACTACAAAATCTTTTATAGTAGCAGTTTTCATTGCGTCAATTTGTTGTTGAGTCAGGTGATAAGGTGCTGCTACTGTATCAATATATCTAAGGGCATTTCCTATAGCGTCTTGTATGTCAATTAAAGAATTGCCTGCTAATACTTGAGCTTTTTGTGAGTCAAGGCCTTCTCTGACTTTCTTTGAAGCGGTTGTAGCTTGTAACTCATAACTATAGAGTAGTGATTGCTTAACATACGGCTCTTCAATACCACGTGTCATCTTTTCTATAAAAGCAGTTTGAGCAGCTTTTGTCTTAAAGCTTTTAGATTTATCTCGTATTAAAGCTTGTATACCTTTTTGCTGGCGTTCCATATCACCAACAAAATCATCAGGATTAGCTGTTGCTTTATATTTTTGTAGCATTTTATCTGCTTCATGAGCAGTATCTGCCTCAATACGAGCAGAGTTTAAAGCATCATCTTGCTCCATCTTTTTTATTGAAGCATTGATTAAAGCATCTCCTGTTGTTTTAATTATATTTGGGTCAAACCCAAAACCAATTTTACCTGGCTCATGATATGCTTGTTTACTTCTATATAGCTCTTGATATACATCTATCTTCATTATGCAATTGTTCCTTCCATTGCATCAACTCCAGCAAAACCGCTATTACCTGAAGTTTTACCTACACTTTTGCCAGCAGAACTAGCTGCATCACCCCAATTAAATTGACTTGCAGTTGAAATACCTGCTTGAAGCCCTGACAATGTTGCATTTAATGCTGTATTTGATTTTTGAGTTTCTAACTCATTTATCTTATTATTCAATAACCACATTTCAGCTTGACCGTCATATTTAGCTTTAAGTACATCCATCTCACTTGCAGCAGCACCTTGGCCAACTAAGTCCAGGAAAGAGCCTGAAGTTGAGTCAGCTCCAGACGCTGCCATTTTCGCTCGAGCTGCGGCTTGTTGTCTTGAAGTTTCTATACGCCGCATTCTTGCCTCTGCGTCTGCTTTATTTTGAGCTGCAATCATATTCTGTCTTAGTACTTCTTGTTGATATTTAATTTGAGCATTTCGTTGTTGGCTCTGTACTACCGAAGTAGTTACAGATGTCGCAATTGAAGCTACTGTTAATGCTATCATCGTGGCTATTGCCATCTATTTTGCCTCCCAATCAAGGTTACGCCTTATAATTGCCATCATTAAATGGTCGTGCCCGTCTGGTCCATAACTTTGTAATATGCCTTCCGGTTTAAACCCTAAAACTTCAGCAAATCTGATAGCTCTATGATTATACACGTCCACGGTACACTGAATACGTCTATATTGTTTTTGGCTATCAATAAAAGCTTTTATTGCTTTAATTACTTTTATTTGGGCTTTGCGAAGGTCTTCTGAGAAATATGCCCAGCCTTCGCCCATATACGGAGCTAATTTAGTTATACCGCATACTCCTATTATAACACCATCCAGCCGACCAGCTTGACCTGAACTTTGCATATAAATCTGATGTTTATACTCAGGGTGTTCTCTGAGTATATCTCTAAAGTACGATTGTGACTCCTGCCCAATGATTTCATCAAAATGTTCAGGTCTTAATTTTTCTAATTCAAACATTTTTTAAAGTTCTCCTATTGATTTAATGACTCTCGTGTCGTAATTGACAATATACATAGTGGGACGGGAAGGTCACTCTCAATAGTGGCTTTAGGTTCTCTTCCCCATGGTGCCTCAAACGCAATTTCACATAACTCTGAACGAAGCTCTGGAGCTTTATCCATTGAGTCAACTGTATAGCGTCTTGCAGGCATTAAAGTATCGGCGGTTTCACCACCATACTTAAAATAATTCGTTCTATATGTCTTGACATATAAATGATGTATCTTTTGTTTTGAAGCTAAAGCATTATTTTGCCCCATAGCAATATCAAGACGTACTGATTTGTATTTGCATTTATATGGTAAACCAATATGTACAATAACTCCAGGTGATTCAAGCTGTACTGCACCATTTGTTACTACTCTTTTCCTAGATACGGCGCCATCAACTACAGCATAGACTTCTTGACCTTCAAGATGTTCTAAGCCACCGTTGATTTCATCAACATATACACGATATACGCCGCCTTGCCAATCTAAATATGGTATCCATTCACTACTATCAAAATTAACAGCAAATCTATGAGCATCCAATCTTGTAATATAATGAGAAGTGTCATTTAATATTGAATAGTCCCAAGTTGACATGTCTTCTGAGTATGGGTCGTTTTCACCACCATTGGCTTTAATATCATTAAATCTAACTTTCATTCCAGTTAGTAGGCCATGGTTTCTACTATAGATTACCATATAGTTATTTTCTACATATATATTTTCAATATTGATTGGATTGTCATAAGTTCCGCCGCAATCAACAAAATAACCCTGTTCTTGACTTACAGAGTCATCAAATACTTTTTCAACTACTTCAATATATTGAACATAGCGACCATTTATGTAACGCTCAACCAGAAGCCATGTTTGGTCTCGGTTCTCATCTGAATACGGTATAGTAGCTACACTCAAAACTTTTACTTGTTCACCACCAAGCACTACTCTACTCCATGCGCACACTTCTTGGGATTTTTCATAAGATATTGTACGCAACTCTCCAGTTTTAAGCCATACCCATAATGTAGAAAATGGCTCAATTTGGTGCGACATACCTGCTATACCACCAAAAGTTAAGTGCTCTCCAAATAACGACAAGTCTTGTGAGTTATAAGTATCTGTACTTAAATCATAATACATTGTTCTAACTTTACGTTCAGCTTGTTGTACGTAAATAAGTTCATTTGCATATTTACATGGTTTAATAGATGTTGAACCATATTGTGAAACTTCTTCAGATGTTGCTGTACTTGGCTTTAATACTTCGTTTATTTGACCAATTTTAAACTCTGCGCCTAATGTACCAATAAACAACTGTCTCAGTGCAGCCATCCATTGTATCTTGTTTGTTTCGTTTGCTGCCATTGTCATATAAATAGCGCTATCGTCTTGAACCTCATTAGCATTCATATCTGTTGGCCCAAAGTTGTGATACGAGTCAGATTTTGAAAGCCATATTGTATTAGGCATTTTCTCAGTTGAAGCAAAACACAATCTTCCTTTAAATAGTGCTACTTTTTTCGGATAACCGCGGCTTTTAGAAAACTCACTTATTCTCCAAGCATAAGTGGATAAATTAGCTTCAAATAATTTACTTTCTACTAGACCTTGTGCTGTTTTAGCATTAGTTACAGAAGTAATTGTTATCCAACCTATAGCATCTTCAGAACTTGAACCTACTGCAACTTTTCTCAAACGAAGATGCATACCTACCATGTCGCTAGTAAAATAATCTTTTGAAGATGTGATAGTTGTAGCTGAACCTTCAGTTGCCACTGTAGCTGTCATAGTATGACTTTTATCTGTATTTTCATCTTGATACGGACCATCTTCAAATTCAAGATTTTCTAATGTCCATTCTTGATGGCCATATCTCTTTAATATTTTAACTGGGAACCTTCCTGAAGTAATATATAAAAAATCATTTGATTGAGCAAAATCTAAGTTATCTAAATCTTCTTCTTCAAAAGGTGTTTTAACCTCTAAAATTTCTCCTGAGCCGCCTGGCATTAAAATTGTACCATACTTAGTATGGAAACGAATATAACCTACACCAAACTCTAATACATAAGCCTGTTCTCTACTAAATATAAAAGGCTTCAAAATTGTTTTTTGCCCTTGATATTTAATAGGAGCAACATAGCGAGTACCTGAGCGCTTTACAAATGGGCCATATACTAATGGTAAACAATTTTCCATATATTCAGCTGCGGCCGCATATTTCTTAAAATCTGTGCGGCCCATTAAGAACGGTGTAATCTCACCTGTATTAAATTGTGTAATAGAAGGGTTTACTATAGGCATTAGTAGTGTACTCCCAATACTGCACCTACTGGAATTCCTGGTGCAACTTCTTGTGCATTACTTGCTCTAGATAATTTTAAGCAATCTTTCATTTCAGCAGAAAGCTGATTTTTCAAACTTACTGAGCCGGTAAAAGTATATGCAGTTTCTACAGCTAAATAATAAGATAGCAATTCTACAAGATTTGCATCCAATACATTCAAATTATCAGGTTTCTTAGTATATACAAAGTTTAACCCAACTTGTCCTAAATTATTATCAGTTTGTGGCTCTGTATCTGTCATAATATATTTACCTTCAATTACAAACTGCTTATCACCTGGAATACTTCCACCGTAAGAAGCTTCATAAAATGGAACATAAGTACCTCTTCCATTTTGTATAGCTAATGGTCTAAGACAATCAGCAGGAAGAGCATACTTATATTCAAAACCAAACGCAGGTTTATCAGCAGAAACAGTTACAACAGCTCGCTCGCGTAAACAATTCCATGGATGTAATCTAAATATATAGCGCTTTGCCTGAGGTAGTAACAGCTTCATTGTACGAGCTGCCTTGTTCTCAGGATTATCCAGGGAGTCAATAGGTGTTTCAGCAATCTTAATTAACGCTTTATTTACGACGCCAACGTCATCAATCATTTCTGCTGACATTTATTATTCCTCGCCTTCTTCATCTTCGTCTTCATCAGACTCGTCTTCAGTTTCTTCAGTATCAACTGTTGAGCCATCAGGAGCTGTAATCGGAGCTGTAGGAGCTTCCTGCAATTCTTCAATTGCATTTTCAATTTCTTCTAATTGGTCATCAGTCTCTTCTATATATTTTTTAAAGTCTGCTCGAAGTTCATTTATGATTTTAACTAAATCTTTTGTTTTTGCTTCAACCATAACTTGTACCGCCTTGTTTAATGCTTCAGTATCTACACCTTCAACTTCTACATTAGTTTCAGGGTTCATAAAATCAAATTTGTTGAGCAACATAGATGTTACTTTCTTTTTTTCTTTATCGACAGCTGTGATTAAGAATCTATAGTAAACATCAAATTTGTCTTTCTTGTAGGTATGTAGTTTAACTTCATCCCCTACTTTTAGCATTCCGTAACATAAGCTAAAGAAATTATCTTTTTCAATATTTTCAGGGTTATATTTAACTCTGCCTTCATATTGAGTAAAAGATGGGCCTACTAATGCAGCGTCCATTTCTTGTCGCATAATCTTGCTTCTAATTTCTGAGTCAAGTGCCATTTTATTTCTCCTTATTCTTTAAATTTACAAAATAAGCCTCAATTAAGAGGCTCACTTCTTACATCATTAAGCAGCAGCTGTTACAACAACTTTTGGAGTAATTCCATCAGTGTCATACAAGTCAGTTACTACTACAACTTTACAAGCTGCAGGAGTAGATACAATAATCACTGAACCGATTGCTAATTGATCGATTACAGGGTTGAAGAAATTTGCTGCAGTAATTGCTTCAATTGTGTCACCTGTACGTCCAGTAGTAGGGTCAGCTGTGTCTCCTACACTTTCGTGATAGTGGAACAAACCAGTCTTATCGTAGTGCTGTTTAATTACATCAAAATTCGCTAATTGAAAAGCCATGGTAATTATCTCCTATTACTTAAATACTAACAAATTCTCTTGGGTTAACCAGGAGGCGAGTAAACAGCTCGCCTCAAATCTGGTCGTCCCGTAAGATTATGGTGCAGTTCCAGATCCAGCTCCACCGTCAGGGTCAGGTTCAGTTTCAACGTTCTGAATTACCATGATACCCATTTCATCGATTACGCCAGCGCCAGCATAGAATTTAGCTTTTGCAACGTGTTCATCGGTGTTTTCATCATAGTAAATTTTTGTGCTGAGGTCTGCAGCGTATGCGAACGCTACACATTCAGAGTTGAATGCCAATGAGTATGAAATTTCATCATCATCGATATTCAATGCGTCCCAAGTGTACCATTCAAAGCCGTACCATCTGAAGCCTCTAAGACCTGACATTCTGAACGGCATTTCTCCTTGACCAATCCAATCAACATTTGAAAGTTGAGGAATGTCAAGTAAGTCTTCAAAACCTACTGAGGTTGTGAAAACGAAGTTACGACCTGTGCCAGAGTCAAAGATGTGGTTTCTACCGAATTGTCTATGCAATTTTTTAACTTTTGCAAGAGTCCATCCAGTATCGTTATGTGGAATAACGTTACCAACTTCAATTGCTTTGGTTTCGATTGCTTCTTTAATCATATTGTCTTGAGCACGAGTACATGCCATTACAACAGACTCAGCAATCTTAGGCAGTTCATCATACGCTTGTACTTTAGTATCTAAGTCATCGATTGCTTCAGAAGCATATTTCTTTTTGAGTTTTACCTTTGTAGGTATTCTATCTAAGTTCAAGCGAGGAACTTTAGCTCCACGTTCCTTGTCCTTAGCTTCGCCTTTACCTAAACGGTAGAAGGTTACTTCTGTGGCATCAGTTTGTTTGCTTCTAACACATTGTCTCAATCTGCCGCCTCTGTCTTGGTACACCAATTTACACTGGTCATCAAAGGCGACTTTGAAACTGTTTGGAATAGTTGAGTCAGCCATTGTGATTCTCCTTTACCTTAATTCAATAGTAACGCTTGTGTCCTATTTCACGGTATCCTTTCGGGCGTTATATCGGACTAAAGTGTTCAGAGGCGGTGTAAACCGGTATCTCCTACTTACTGTTGCTTATACAGAATATCTGCTCTCTGTTGAGTCAACTGCTCATATCTGCGCTTAAGCGCCGGGTCATTTTGCCAGTTCGGCGTTCTTAAGATTTTCATAGCCTCAGACTCCATGCTTTCTAAGGTTGGCCCTTCGTAGTTATAGTCGCCATCAATATTGCGACCATCGCCTTGAAGTCTTTTAGAAAGCTCATAGAAGTCCTTGACTAAGTTTGCGTTATTACCTAAGCCTGTAGCATCTAAGTAGTCCAGAGTCTCTTGTGATAAGATAGCTCTTGCTGTATTCATAGCAATCTTAGTTTTAGCTTGGTAATCTCCGCCCCACATTTGTTTAATTTCACGAACATTTGCGTCATAAATTTCTGACAGACGTGTTTGAACTTCTTTTTGATTTGCCAGATAAGCTGCTTCTACTGCTGAATTATAGAAGTCTCTTAGCTTTTGTGCTTGGGTATTGTTTAACCCAATTTGATACGCCAAATCTCTGTAACTTTTATCTAATTGGTCATCGATTTCTAAACCATCTGGTAGGTTATCTTGGAATTTATAGTCAGCTGCTGTTGCAGGTCTGCCTAATTTATCATAGAATGAATTCCACTCATCTTGTGATGAATACTCATTTGGAATTGAAATAGAATTTCCTAAGTAACTTACTAAAGACTCATGGCCTGCCATAAAGTCTTTAACAGTCTTGTACTTTGTAAAATTCTTGTTGTTTGCATATTGTGGATAGTCTTTTAGAAAATCAGCCATTGATATTTGTTCTGAGTATCTAAAATTTAAGTCACCACTACCGTTATTGCCATCTCCTTGGCCTTGTCCTTGTCCTGCGTCAAAGCCGCCTGGATTATATCCATTACCTTGTCCTTGGCCTTGTCCTTGTCCTTCACCTTCTCCTGGCATAAAAATTCTCCTTATTCTTCAAAGTTATCTTGTACTTTACCTAAAAAAGCGTTTGCGTCACAACAAGTATAAGCGAGCATGTGTTGTACAACTATACGCATACCATCATTCATAAACTGTTCTCTATCAGTTTTTGCTTCAGGTGTTCCCATGACATGGAACCTATTCATATAGTCTTGTAAAAGCTCTTGCCCAGCTTTTGTACCAAATACTTCTTGGTGAAGCTGTGCTAATCGTTTGTTATAACGGGCATTATCGCCTTTTTTCAACCAATTTTTTAAGCTCATAAATATATTATATAACAAACTAGCCATTCTCGCTACCTTCTGCCTCGGCCTCTCCACTCATCTGCTCACCTAATTGATTGAACATCTGTTGTGTCAATTGTTCACCGCCTGGAGTATTACCAACTTTTTGACCAATATCAGCCATAGCTCCCATTTGTTGCATAGCTTGCATTTGTTGTTGTTGCTGTTGCATTTGAGCTTTTGCTTGTTCATAATCTTCTTGAGGTACAATATATTTTGTAGGTAGCCCTAAAGCTTTTGCTCTATCAACTTCCATTTGTACCAGATCAAATCTCATTAAATAATCTTGTGCACCTTGTGGGTTAAGCTGCATTGCCTGTGCTATAGAAGCTTTAACTTGGTCTATAACTTGAACATCAACAAGACGTTGTGCTCTAGCCAGAGGGCTGTCGTAAACAATTTTCAAAGCTCTAGTACTATATTTTTGCCTTTCTTTAGCTTCTTGTTTCGGTGTTTGCTTTTTATCTTTTTTAAACTTTTTACCTGCAAGCTGCATTCTTGACTCCTCATAGTAGCCTTCAGGTCTGCCACTAAAGGTTTCATTGTCTGCATTTTCTAAAAGCTCTCGTGGTGGAGGTGGAACCTCACCCTGACGGATGAGGATGCCTAAAATTCTGTTAATCATAGGTTCAAATAATTCAAGCTCTAAACGACCTTGCCATGGACCCATAAGTTGCATTTGTATTTCAGACCTTTTTTGAACTTCAGTTGCTGTCATCTCAGCATTAGTTCTTAAATATAATTGGTCATTGTAGAAAATTTCTTTAATTTTATTTTGTTGCATTTCAATATCTTTAGCTGTATACTGTAAATCACCCGCAACATTCAAAGCAGTTATTCTGCGGCCACCTTCATCTTGGTTTAAGTTTTTATAACCTGGAATAAGTTGAATAGGGTTAACATACGCATTCAATGGTACATCTAATGGCGGTCTTAATCGCATATTAGAGCCATCTAATTGCAACTTAGCCATTTCGTTAAGCGCTTTAACTTCAGGCAGCGCAATTGTCGCAGGACCACGTCCATATAACTCGCCTGCAAGAACTTCTAATCTTGCGACCGCGTATGGCATTTCCGGGTAGCCACTTTCTTCAAGTAACACAGGGCCTTCACATAAAATATATAAAGACTCAAATGGCATATTAAGATTGTCAATTTTATCCGGGTCACGGTCTGTGCGAGGTGCAACGACGTGAAGAACCCACGCTTTAGCGTCGGGATCATTTTCCATTTGCTGCATTTTATCATGTGGTAATTTCCCTGGGAACTCTTGATTTATTTGTCTAAGAGTCATTTCAAATTTTCTGTATACTGTATCAACTACGCCACGGTAATCTTCAGCAATATCAACACGGTCAATTGGATATGTTCTAAATGATATACCGCTAATTGGGTCTTCTTGTATGAAAAGGACAGCATTACATAGAGACGTTAAATCACAATAAATTTGATATAAAGCGCCTGCTCCACGCTTATTTATAACACTTTGTGTGCGGTCACGAGCTAAATCAAACCACTTGTTTATTTCTGGGTTATTTTCTAATTCTTCGTCTGCAGTTTCTAATGTGATATAGAACCACTTAGAAGCAGGGTTTACTGTACGTGAATACAGACCCGCTGCTAACTTCTGTGCTGCATCCGCGCCTGTATTATCATATATTCTCTTTGTCTTTCTTGCGCCATCTTCCTCGCGACGAATTGCTGTAATCCTACCAGGACAAAAATAATCTGACAAGTCTTGCCAAAGGTTGTCCCAATTCCGTCTCTTAGACCTTAGTTTTTGTTGTCTATTTAAGTGGAACCTTATGCGCTTCTCTGTTACTGTCATTACTTATTATCCTAAATTAGATTTCTTTTTATCTACCTGCTCATCGTCAAGTACGCCTGCGCCTGAAGTTAAAATTGTCTTCGTAGCTGTAGTACCCTTTTGTTGACGCTCTTTAGCTCTTCTTGAAGCTTCATCTGCAGCTTCTTGAGATTTAGGGTCTATTTCTGGGTTTACAGGTGCTGGCTGTACTGCTGGCATCTTTGGTGCACTCATTTATTTCTCCTTAACTTAAGCCGGTACCTTTAGAGTAATTATATGCTCCAGCGCCTAAGAGATTTTTTCTTAAATCTATATCATCAAGAATACCTGCGCCTGAAGTTAAAATTGAAGAGCCTTTTGCTCTAACTTCATCTTTTAGTTTCGCTTTAGTAGCCATAGCCGCATTTGTTGCTGCTGCATTTGCTGCTGCTGCATCTGCTGCTGCATTTGCTGCTACAGGTACCGGTGATGACGCTGGTCCACCTCGTGACATATCTTGTTTCTCCTTATTTCAAATTCATACAAAATAGTATTATGTATAATACTATTTTAATATAAACCAGCCAACTTTGTTCAAAAACCACAGTTGACCAGGAGTTAGTCAAATAAATCATAATCACTATTGGCTACATAGTTACTAGTTCCTTCGTGAGAATACACATTATAATTACTTTCCGCTACGCCAGATTGGTCTGCCAGACTCTCTTCATCAAAATCATAGATGTGCTCTAAGCCTACAGCTAAGTATCTAAACCCGTCTGCGCCGTGTGAAGCCCAGTTGTGTTCAGGTTTGTCTAAATAGACTTTACGCTTGTCGTCCCATTTTTTAGTATAGTTAGCTAAGCAATCAAAACCTTGTGATGTGCCTTCTTCATCAAACACACTAATTGCAAGAACTCTTCGTGCTGCTTCTATACCATCTGCCACACTAAGTTTCGGTACAGGATAGAATTTTACACCCATCCTCTTCGCAAAGCTATATCGTGACTCTTTAGTTGTTAATTCTCTTTGTGAAATATCGTGCGGTCCTAAGTGTGTACCATACACGTATGGATAAGTTTTTATCTCAGTTATAACATCTTTAAGAGATGTATTAGTCCATTCTTTATATTTAATTATCCGTGGCATATCATTGATAAGTTGGAAAAACCAAACAGCCGTCGCGTCATCTAAACCTAAGTCCCATGCTGTATGTACTTTATAGTTAGGGTTATATAAAACCTTAGTTCTACGACCTTCATTCTGAAGCTTAGTTAATTCCTTAGAGTAATATGCACCTTGTAAAGCTGCATTAAAGTCACAATAATATTCTTGTTGTGCTAACTCTTCTGACATGCCTGTCGCAATATCATCTTGTATCATTTGGTCAGTTACAATTGGACCCCACACATATTCGCCAGTTGTAGGGTCAGTTAAGGGCTTACCATCCTCTCCAATAAGTATCTTTGATGTATCATCTTTAGTAAGTAACTGAGCAAACCACTTATCGGGTTGTGATTGCATCATTTTCACAGCATTCTTATACATATCGTAACCATGGTTTCTACCACGTGGTGTATATACAAAGATTGCCCATCCGTTGTTTGCGTTCAAAATAGGACGCACTAAGTTCCATGCTGATGGGTTTTGCAGTGAAAATTCTGAAAAGATACAACCAACAGGGTTCGGACCTACAATAGAGTCTGCGTTATCTGTACCTATTACTTTTATCATAGAGCCATTCTTAAGCTCAATTAACATCATATCATCACGCGTTCTCTTAATAAGTTCCCGTGGTATGGCGTCACGGAATTTTCTACCATCATCTCTAAAGCCGTCCCAAAAGATTTCACGACCTTGTTTATATTCAGGGAATATATACCAATACATACCCACACGTTCATGTGCTTTAACAACCATTGCATTTAATGCTGTTTGGTCTTTTCCCGCACGTCGGTGCCATACGAGAATGTTACGCTTTACGTTCCTCACAACAATGGCGTCCCACGCTGCCATTTGATGCGGCCACGGTTCCCACATATATGGGAGCGTTATATTGATTTCTTCATCATTACGGAAGACATTTCCTTCCATGTCCATTTGTCTATGATGTGCCATTAGTTATCCCTCGTGCGCTTATAATTATGGAAGTCCTTAATTATTTGAACGTTAATTGTATTACCTCTATTTGTTTCTTTCTGTTTAGCTTCTTTATACTCAGGCGTATGAGTATCAACCATCTTAGCCAGGAGTGAGTCTGAATAGACGCGTTCACGGTCGATTTCATTACCGTCTCTGTCGCGGATAATTTTCTCTATACCTTCAACCGCACGTTGGTGCATAGCTATTTGTAAACTTCCCTGATACATTGCTAGTGCGTCTTCAATCTCAGCATTAAATGCAGGTATGATTGCTCGCATACGACGAAGCACGTCTGCTCTCACAGTAATACCATACGTGTCGCGCATATATCTAAGTCCTGCTGCGAGAGTCCCATATCGCGATATGGCATCCACGAACTTAAGTCTATATGTAGGGTGTAATATTTTTATATAGTCATCATTGATGGCAGCCGCACTACGACTCTTCTGTAGTATTTGTTTCTCGTAGAACGCTTTGTCAAGTGCATATTGTTGTGCCTTCTTACGCTGCTCCTCAGTTATAGCTTGCACTTCCTGCTTGACCAGGGATTGTTCTTGTACGAGCTCTAATTGCCCATTAGTGTCAAGAATAATCTTAGGTTTATCCTTTTCCGCCGCCACTAAAGAACTCGGAGACACCGCTGCTAGTTTAGCCTTTTCCTCTGACAATAATAGAGCTGCTTTGTTTAATGTATCAGCAACCTTACCTAATGAGTTTATTGGAGCCTTATTGTCTGGGGCCTCGTTACTATTTTGTTCCATTTTTAAAGTTCCTTATATTATAATACTGTATAATCATATTATGTAATCTATTATGTAATCTATATAATATAATAATACGTAATTATATTATATGGCAGAACGGCTCACTGGTATACGGCGCCCCAAGTTCCAGAGCATTGATGGCGAAATCTCATAACCAGGAGTTTGAATTATATTATGGCATGGCCGTTATATTTATATATTTTTTATGCTTTCCATGCGCGCTACTCATAGGACTGGTATAGATTGGAATGTATCTATGTATATGAAATCTCAATTTATGCTTTGTCCAATATAACTTCGCAGTGCTACTCGGTGTTATCGCAGTGCTACTCCAAACGCTTATCGTTATTACGTTTCGAACCCACGGCACTGCGGCACTGCAGCACTGTTACGAATTTTTGTTAGTTAACGAAAAAAATTTTTACTTAATAAATTATATACGAAGTGCTGGTTATACAAAATCGTCGAAAGTATTGTTATGACTGACTTTGGAGTGTTTTATATAGTTCACATAAACGAAATACGTATAAATCTACTTTTATCGCAGTGCCGCAGTGCCGACCGAAAATTTTGTTGTTATAACTGACTTTGGAGTACTATTGGCAGCACCGCGACGCGTTTTTTGCGCAGCACCGTGACCTATAAATGCTCCACGTAATGCCGTTTAATTTTGATAAATATTCACAATACAAACACTCTCCTGGATAAGCGTGAACCAGAGGGCGCCGTAAATATAGATTTATTCCACATAATATTGTTGGCTGGTTATGGAAATTGCCTAAAATTATGGAATAGTCCTGTAACTCAGATGGGATGAGGCCGCTCGGCCTGAGTTACCCCCCCTACCGGTAGGGTAACTCATCCCTCGCTTTTAGGATAAAATAGGATACTATTCTTATTCTCGCGACGGTGATCGACGCTTAGGGCCACGGCGCATGCTGGGTCTTCTTCGTTAGGGTTAACGGTCGATGGGCGCCGTTAATATTTGAGCAACACTACACTCACCAAACAACTACATAACTCACAGACTATATTACTCAAATATTCCCACGCTTGATGCCGCTCAGCATAGCTTCGCTTTCGTTCCTATTTTATCCTAAACCTCAAAGCATTTCATTCCATAAAATTATTCAATTTATATTCTTCATGTTTATATTCTTCATGTTTATATTCTTCATGTTTATATTCGCTCCGCTCATAAATTAATTATATTATTCAAATTATATTTATCTTTATTCCATCTTCATTCACTATTCCATTCACCTATCATAATCACTCGCCAATACACCAATCAATATTCTAACATTTACACTTATTCAAACTCACCATTATTTATTCATCACTTATACTTATTTCTTACTTCATCTCTTCATATCAACATTATTTCTCTAATCTTTACTACATTTATTTACATCTCAATCTCTCACTTATCATTACTCACCTCATTAACATCAAACAATTTATTTCATAGCTTATCAATACATAATTCATCATCACCAACATCTTTCATTTCATCACTTATACTCATACACTAATATTCTACTTCATCAAATTCACAACTTATCTTTCATTCATTCACTAACACTTCTCCTCATCCTCTTCTCTCTTCAATTTCAAACATTTACTATTCTTTATTCTTCATTTTGCCATAACATACACCTATATTCATTTATCAATCATACTTCTCAAATCAAATAATCAGTCAATTTCCACTCCATTTTAACTCCATGAAATAACCTTTCCAACCAGTAATTTAAAAAATTTTTTGTTCAGTCCCTTCCAAAAATTTTTTTAAATTACAAGTCTATTCAGCTTTATACATCTCTAATATTCTACTCCACCACAAGCTAAGGGCTGTTCCCATCCCTAAGCTTCTGTCTCCGTATAATATAAGAGCTGTTATAAAGTTCCAAGGACATTTCATTCCGTTTTTCATTACGTGTAAATTGAATAGATAAATTATTCGATTTGGTTCGTACAATTGAAAAAAGAAAGGTAGGTCTATTATGGCAAAATCACAGAACACAGAAATGATTTCATTATTTGGAATCGAAATCGAAAACAAGAAGTATGATACAAAAGCATTAGTATCATTACTGAAAGAAAAGTTTAATGAACTTGAAACAGTTGGTCACATTAGTTACTTCGTACAAGCTATGAAACAAAAGAAACTTGTTGATGAATCTTATGCAATGATTGCAGCTATCATCAATAAATTATTTGAAATCAATGGGCTTCAAGCAAATACTACTGATAAGTGTCAAGCTTGGTATGCAAACAAGTTACGTAAAGGTCAGGTAAACCCAGCTGAACCATTCAGAACTGGTCGTAAGAAACAAGAAATAACCACTGAACAAATTGATAGCTTGTTTGTATAAGCTCCAACATTAGAATTATCTCTTGGCTTAATTGTCAAGAGATTTTTCTATGTTCATTACAAGTTCTTTCCAATGTTCATAAAGCTTTAAAGTTTATATTCGCTCCGCTCATAAATTTATAATTATAATTATTCATATTATTAAATTATTATATAACCTTTATACCCTCGTTCCTCGGGTGATAAAGGAGGAGAAGTGAAGTTTGAATGTTGTGGAAATAAATTTAATCGCTGGCAGAATGAAGCTGAAATGTTGTGGAGCTAATAAGAAGCGCAGACTCCTGGTTAACTGCAGGTTAAGCTAATAGTGCAGCTAGGTTAGCGCGGCGAAGTTGATGTTTCAGAATGTTGATGAGAGTTGAGTCATAAGAGTTGAGTCATAAGAGTTGAGTCATAAGAGTTGAGTCATAAGAGTTGAGTCATAAGAGTTGAGTCATAAGAGTTGAGTCATAAGAGTTGAGTCATAAGTGACG